ATGTATAATGCTCACACTAAGTATGAACAATAAAAGTTATAAGGGGTCAAATGGCTAGACGGAAAGTAAAAACAGTTTATCTCACACCTGAACCTAAATGGGAACAGTACAAAGGTATCACTGACGGGCCAGGACAGGAAAAGGCATTCCAAGATGCTCAGTACTTTATCCGAACTGAGATTGGGGACAAGAAAAGATTGATGCGTTGCAAAACGTGGATCAAAAAAGAAGCGGGTTACACTGATGAAGAAATAGAAATTATTTTAAGAAACCCTGATTGGAACTTTAATGGAACATCTACTTCAATTTGGTTCTTGGATAAAGTGGGTTATATGCCTCAACCTCATATTGATCATATTGCAAAACTCAAAGAAGAATGGCTAGAAAAGGGCGAGAAGATTGCTCAAGTCAAAGAAGAAAAAGCAAAAGACAAACCCAATCGTCCTTCTATACAAGATATAATGAAAGAGAAGTTGCTTGAGGCTGGCGGCGAGATAGATGGTCTAGTCGATCAATGGATGGAAGATGAAATAAAAAATGATGATAAATTTACAAAACAGGTAATGTCCATTTGTAATAATTACAATCCATTGGCAAACCATATTCCTCTCTTAGTTGCATTGTACGAGAAAGAACAGAAAGAATTCAAAGAAGTAATTGAAGGCAAAGATGAACAATTAGTTGAAGCATACAGTCACTTTAGTAAAAAGAAACTTAAAGCAACTATTGCTCTTTATGATACAGTAACTGGTGTGTTGAACTCTTATGCTAGTCTTAAGATTGCATCTAGGGCTAAACGTAAGACTAAGCCAATCACTCCTGAGAAAGCAACACAGAAGTTGAAGTATCAAAAACGTTTTGAGTGCAACGCAACAAAACTAAAACTAGAAAGCATTCGTCCAGCAGAACTGCACTTGTCTAAAGAAGCATGGGTATATGATACTACAAAACGTAAACTGCATCATTATATTGCAGATGAAATGACTGGAGAAATGTTTGTCAAAGGCAACACGTTGTTAGGCTTCGACAAATCAAAAAGTCAAATCAAAACATTACGTAAGCCATTGGAACAGATTAAAGAAGTTATGGGAAGCAAACCAGCGGCAAGAACTTACTTTGACAAGATAAAAGCAGTGGGTATTAAACCAACTGGTCGTTTCAATGACTCTCTTATTATCCTAAAGGCTTTCTAAAGAAGATAAATACTCATAACAGGAATTTATCTTATGGCCGCAGACGAACTAGCAGTACCGAATAACCAGAACCTTGAGCAACTTAAGGAATCGATGTTTGATAACATCCGTTTCAGGTTGGGTGACGGCATTGTAGATTTAGAACTGGATCCAGAGCATTACGAAGCCGCATATAATATTGCTATCAAAGTATATAGACAACGTGCTGAAAATTCTGTACAAGAAACTTATACCTTATTAACGGTTCAAAAGGACCAAGACACTTATACACTACCAGCAGAGTTCATTAACGTCAGACAATGTTTCAGACGTACCATTGGACTTGAGACAGGCCCTGGAGCATCATCATTTGATCCATTCTCATCTGCTATCTTAAACACTTACTTGTTAAACTATAACTATGCAGGTGGTCTAGCAACATATGACTTCTATGCAGGGTATGTAGAACTAGCCGCTAGAATGTTTGGTGGGTTTGTTATCTACACATTTGATCCAGTATCTAAAACAATTAGATTTGTAAGAGACTTCAAAGGATCAGGTGAACAGATTCTTATTTGGGCTGACATCATGCGTCCAGAAACAACTCTCTTACAAGATCCAGGCATTGCTCCATGGTTAGAAAACTATGTCTTAGCAACATGTACGATCACTATTGGTCAAGCACGTGAGAAATTCTCAACTATCCAGGGACCAGGTGGCGGTACTGCTCTTAATGGTGCGGCTATGAAAGCAGAAGGACTTGCGGCACAAGAAGCATTACACAAAGACCTAAGAGACTACGTTGACTACTCACAACCTCTTACATGGATACAAGGTTAATTACCCAATACTCCTTGACTTTCTCTTCAAATTATCTTATAATGCTACTACTTAACTAGAGGTAGTATTATATGATTATAGGTATTACAGGACTTATCAGCAGTGGCAAAGACACAGCCGCAGATTATCTTATTCGATTTCATGGCTTTAAAAAACTCAGTTATGCAGGTACGTTAAAAGATTGTGTATCTGCTATCTTTGGCTGGGACAGAGAAATGCTAGAAGGTACAACTCAATCTAGTAGAGAGTGGCGAGAAGAAGTTGACGAGTGGTGGGCAAAACGATTAAACATGCCTCATCTAACTCCTCGTTGGGTCTTACAGTATTGGGGAACTGAAGTAGGTAGACGTTCATTTCATAATGACATCTGGGTAGCATCAGTTGAGAATCAATTAAGGACTACAACTGATAATGTTGTTATAACTGATTGTCGATTTAAGAATGAAGTTGATGCAATCAAAAATGCAGGTGGAACAACAGTACGAGTAGAAAGAGGCGAAAGACCTAACTGGCTAACTGATGCAGTCGATTATAACTACTATCAAAACCCACAAGCACTTGCACGATTAGTTGATAAAAATATACATGCTAGTGAATATAGCAGTGTGGGATTAGACTATGATCATACAATTTACAATAATGATACTATCGATGCACTACACAAACAAATGGAGTTAATAGTCAACGGTTAAGTCTCCTCTTGTCCAAACAATTTCTTTTTTCTTTACCACTTCAACACAGTTTAAACAGACTGTACGCAGATTAACAAAAGCCACATTGGTAGAATTTCCATCAATGTGGTATACTGTCATTTGTGTAGGGTATAAACTTTTGAATCCACATAAAAAGCAATTACTATCTTTCTGATATCCTGCTCTCTGCCACAAGTAAACATGTTGTCTCTTAGGATTCTTCTTATTACATGCTTGGCACTTGCTTCGATAATGATGTTTGCCTTTCTTAATATAGTTCACAGCACACACGTTTTTATTGCATTTTTTGCATATTGGTCTAGGTAAACTCATATTAGTATTTATAAAAAACCTTCGAAGGCACGTTAAACCGGTGTTTTTTTAAATACAAGATAAATAATAATATGAAAAAACAATCAGGGTGTAACCCTCAAAATCATACAAAAGGAAAATTATCATGGCACTAACATCACCAGGCGTAGAAGTAAGCATCGTAGACGAAAGTCAATATTTACCAGCCGCACCGGCATCAATCCCATTAGTTGTATTAGCAACTGCATCGAACAAAGCAGACCCAACTTCAACTGGAATTGCACAAGCAACAACACCAGCAAATGCTGGCAAAATGTACAGAATCACTTCTCAACGTGATCTAGTTACTTTATACGGTAACCCATTCTTTTATACTTCAGCGGCAGGTACTGCTCTGCAAGGATACGAGTTAAATGAATATGGATTACTAGCGGCATACTCTGCACTTGGTATCTCAAATCAAGTATTTGTATTAAGAGCAGACGTTGACTTAGCAAGTTTAGTAGGATCAACAGGTCGTCCAACTGGAGCACCAACAAACGGCGCTTACTGGGCAGACACAACAAGTTCAACTTGGGGTATCAACGAATTTAATTCAGTGACTGGCGCATTTACTGCTAAAGCACCAATTGTTATCTCTGACGCAACTTCATTAGTTGGTGGCGTAGCAGGCGGAGCACCATTAGCATCAATCGGAACTATCGGTGATTATGCTGTAGTTGCAATATTTAATTATGATGAACCTACAGCGGCAACTGCTCCACAATACTACTACAAGGATGTTAACAATGCTTGGAGAGTAGTCGGATCAGCGGCATGGCAGAATGCATGGCCTACATTACAAGGTGATACTGCTAACCCAACATTAACTGGTGGAGATTCATTCCAAATCGTTTTAAGTGGTACTAACTCAGCAACTATTACTATTGCGGCGGCACCAAACAATACATTAGCACAAGTTGCTTCTGATATTAATGCATTAGGATTTGAATATCTTACAGCATCTACATCAGACAGCAAATTAACACTTTACTCTGCACAAACAGGTGGTACTGACGCTCCGTATTTTATCAGACTTAACAACGCATCAGGTACTGTTCTTACTGAATTAGGTTTCCCTAGTGCAACTACAACTGGACTTCAACCTGAATTAACATACGGCACATCTGCTCAACAGCCATTATGGCAAGAAGGTCAAGCGGCTCCAAGACCAACTGGATCTGTTTGGATCAAAGTAGCAGGAACTGGATTACAGCCTGTTATATCTACATACAATAGCACTACAGCAAATTGGGTACCTAAAACACCAAGTTTTGCTTCTAGTGACTGGGCTCAAATTTATGCGGCAGACTCAACTGGTGGCGGAGCAATCCCAGCTGGTTCAGTTTATGCACAATATAACTTTAATGACAATCCTTTCTCAGCAGGCCCTGTATACATATACTATCGTTCTGCTACAGGCGCAACGGTAATTAATGGTAATAACACAGCACCAGACTTTACAAGTGGTCCTTATAGTGCTAAAGTACAAGTTACTACACCAGGCGTTTCATCTTTATCAGGTGGTTATACTTTAAACTTAGCAGATGCAACAGACGCAACTGACTTTGTAACTGCATGGTCAGGAGCAGGTATTCCAAATACAACTGCTGTAGTTAATGACGATGGTTCAATCACTATAACACACACTAAAGGTGGTGTTATTGTATTAGATGACTATGATGCAACAACAGGTGTTTCTCAAGGTTTATTCTCAGAAGCAGGATTTGTTTCAGGAACAACAACTGGTTGTAAAGATGGTCCTTTCAAAAATGACGTATCATTTACACCAAGTACAACAGCAAGTGCTTCAGGTACTGGCTTTGTTCCAATCATTACTAATGACTATCAATACTACGACTTCGGCCCAGACTCATTCAGTGTTGCTGGATCAGGTTATGTAGTAGGCGAAACTGTTACTGTCTTAGGTTCTGACTTAGGTGGTGCTTCACCAGCTAATGACTTATTATTAAGAATATCTAATGTAGCAGGTGGCGTTCCAACTGGAGTTACTTGGGTATCAGGTACAGGTGCATCAGCATATAAAGTACAGTTATCTAACTGGCAGTCACTATCATTAACAACTACAGGTGCTAATTCATTAACATCTAACGAAGGTGCTCCAACAGCAATCCCAACTAACTTAACTAATTGGTTCTATTCATCAACTGATCAATCTGATATCATGGTTAATTACAACGGTGCTTGGAAAGGTTATAAGAATCAAGGTTATGATTCAAATGGTCTACCGACTCCTTCAGTAGTAAACGCAACTGATCCTAAAGGGCCACTCATTAGTGCAAGTGCTCCAACACTTCAAAGTGATGGAACTGCCCTAGTATATGGTGATCTTTGGATCGATACTACAGATTTAGAAAACTATCCTAACATTTATAGATGGCAAAGCGTGTCTGCTGTTGATCGTTGGGTATTAATCGACAACACAGATCAGATTACTCCACAAGGTATTACATTCGCTGACGCACGATGGGCAACTAACGGATCAACTAACCCAGCAAATGACCCAGTACCAAGTATTGTATCATTATTAACAAGTGACTACTTAGACGTAGATGCTCCGTTATCTTCAACATCACCAGTTGGTATGTTGTTGTTTAACAGCAGACGTTCAGGTTACAATGTTAAGCAATACAGAGTTAACTACTTTAATGCTGATAGTTTCCCTTCACCAGCAGTGCTTCCAGCACAGAAAGATGCATGGGTAACTTCTTCAGGTTTACAAGCAGACGGTTCTCCTTACATGGGTCGTAAGGCTCAGAGAGCAGTAGTTGTACAAGGACTGAAATCAGCAATCGATAGCAACACTGCTATTAGAGATGACGATAACTTCTTTAACTTACAAGCAACACCTAACTATCCAGAACTACAACCTAACATGATTACGTTGAACTCTGATAGAGGTGAAACATCTTACATCGTTGGTGACACACCAATGAGATTGAAAGATAGTGCAACTGACATTCAAGCATGGGCAACCAATGCGGCAGGCGCAATCAGCACAGGCGAAGATGGGCTTGTAACTAGAAACACTTACATGGGTCTATTCTATCCATCAGGTATCACTAGTGATCTATCAGGTAACTTAGTTGCTGTCCCATCATCACACATGATGACAAGAACTATGTTGCGTAATGACAATATTGCTTATCCTTGGTTAGCACCAGCAGGAACTAGACGTGGTATCATCGACAATGCTTCAAGCATTGGTTACTTAGATGCCCAGACTGGTGAGTTTGAGTCTATCAGAACTCGTATTGGTATTAGAGATGTTTTATATAGCAACTTTATTAACCCAATGGTATTCTTCACAGGTCAAGGCTTACTGAACTATGGTAATAAAACATCATTTGATTCAGCATCTGCTTTAGACAGAGTTAACGTAGCACGATTAATTGCTTACATACGTAGACAATTAGTTATTGGTACTAGACCGTTTGTCTTTGAACCAAATGATCCACAAACAAGAAAATCAATTGCGGCAGTAGTAGAAACACTATTCCAAGACTTGATTCAAAAACGTGGACTATATGACTACTCAGTAGTTTGTGATTCATCTAACAATACTCCAGCGAGAATTGATAGAAACGAACTTTGGATTGATATAGCAGTTGAGCCAGTGAAAGCGGCTGAATTCATATACATTCCAGTTAGAATATTTAACACTGGTGAGTTATCAGGAACATAAGAAATAAAAAATATTGGGCGGCGAAAGTCGCTCAATTATTGATAAATAAAAGTAGACTATAAAATATAGTCAAATTTAATAGGAGATTAACATGGCAACAGCCTCAGATACATTAAGAAATCTTTCGGTACAGCCTGAAGATGGGAGCAATCAAGGCTTATTGATGCCTAAACTTCAATATAGGTTCCGTGTGAACTTTATTGATTTCGGAGCAGTAGGTGATGATCAAGGAGCATTAACTTTAACTAGACAAGTTATCGATGCCGCCCGTCCACAAGTACAGTTCGATGAGATTACACTGAATGCATATAATTCACGTGTCTACCTTGCTGGTAAACATACATGGCAGCCACTTTCAATAAACGTCAGAGATGATGCTTCTGGTTTAATATCAAAAGCAGTCGGCGCTCAGTTACAGAAGCAACTAGATTTCTTCGAACAACAATCAGCGGCTTCCGGACAAGATTACAAATTCTCTACTGAGATTCAAATCTTAGATGGTGGAAACGGAATCAATGCTCCACAAGTATTAGAAAACTGGTCATTAGCAGGATGTTTCTTACAACAAGCAAACTATCAGACTCTAAACTATGGTACTTCAGAAGCAGTTACTATTGCATTGACGATTCGTTATGACAACGCAATCCAAACAAATGGCAGTGGCGAATTAGCATCACTACCAGGCGCAGGCGTAGGACAAGGCGGATTACAAACTCAACGTAACCCAAGCGGAACTGTTTAATAGCGTTATTTTTGCTTAGGCAACACAAATTGAAGCCGAACTTAATTAATTTTAAGTTCGGTTTTTTGTTTCTGATAAATAATAAGATAGAGGAACAATAATGACTACATATCTTAGAGATTTCAGACATGCCGCGAGAATATTCTTACCGAATACTCAGTCCAATGCACCTAAGGTTAAATTTCTATTTCATGTATATTTTGAAATTAATGAATTAGCATATAAACCCCCAACCGGAGACAACTTCGGTATTCTTGTAAAATCAGTTAAACTACCTAGTTATAAGTTTGATACTGAAATAATGAATCAGTACAATAGAAAAAGAATAGTTCAAACTAAAATTAAATACGATCCAATCGAAGTTACATTCCATGATGATAATCAAAGTCAAGTAGCGGCAATGTGGAACGCATACTATCAATATAACTATGCTGATTCTATCAATGCAACTGACGTTCTTGGTGTAGAGGAATATGGCACTGGAGCAAAGTATCAGGCTAGAAACATTTATAATAATACAATTGCTGGAGATGATAACTACGGTTATAGAGGTGGCTACACAAACGATGACGGAACAAAAGTTCCTTTCTTTAAAGACATCACAGTATTTGGTTTTTGGCAACAGAATTTTATCGCATATACATTAATCAATCCTATCATAACTTCTTTTGCACATGATACATATGACTATGCTGAAGGTGGTGGTACGATGGCTAACACAATGTCACTTGATTATGAAACTGTAACTTACAATACAGGCAAGATGGATGCGGCATCACCTGAACTTTTTGTTACTGGCTTTGGTAGTGCAAATTATGATCGAACACCAAGTCCATTAGATGATTATTCTGCTGAAAGTGATAGCATGAATAATTTTGATGATGAAGGTAATCCAACTGGTGGTCAAGGCCCTAACCCTCAACCTAGACCAGATTCAGTATCTATCATTAATCAAGGTATGGCCGCGGCGATTGCCGCTAACCAAGCATCCAGCCCGAATAAACGTACACCTTCTGCTGAGGCTTTCTTTCCTACTAATGCATCTAGTCCAACAGACATTAACCAAGGAAACCAAGGCATACCAACAGTGGCGAATAATAACACAACACCAGACGCACCTACCCCAGCAGGTAGACAAGTCAAATCACTCACGGATTCAAAATAATGGCAGTATCATTTGAAGTTAACGATTACGATCAAACAGTTAAAATCTTTAATAACTTTTATACAGCAGACTTAGTAGTACCTGCTAATGAATGGGACGTAGTGTATTCATATTTTGTTGGAACCTCAAACCCAACCTCTGCATCTGCATTCGCATCAGTGCTATTCAGAATTGCACAAGAATCAGGTGTAGAAGTAATGACTTTATTAGAAGATATTCAAGGTAAGTCACAAAATAACAAATTAGAACTGTCACAAACAATGGCTTTCTATTTAAATTTGATACGATCAAAAACTGCTCTGTATGGAGTAAGTACTGTACCTAGTCCCAATCAGGCAGTACAACGGAATGTACTACAATAAGGCGTTGCAATGGCACGAAGACAAAAGTATGCTCAAGGGTTATACGAAGTAAAAAACATAAACAAGTATGTAGGGAAAGGTAAGCCTAAATATCGATCTGGCTGGGAACTTACATTTATGATTTTTTGTGACACCAATGACAAAATTATTAGTTGGGCATCTGAGTCGATGGCTATCCCATATCGTCACCCAGTTACTGGTAAGCAACATAAGTATATACCAGACTTCTTTATCGTTTACCAAGACAAACTAGGTAAAGTTAAAGCAGAGATTATTGAAATTAAACCAAAGAAACAAAGTATTATTGAAAGCAAAGTTGCTAGTGCAAAAGATAGAATGACAGTAGCAATCAATCATGCTAAGTGGCAATCTGCTAATGCATATGCTAAATCACAAGGAGTATTGTTCAGAGTGATTACCGAAGATGATCTTTTCTATAACGGTAGGGCAAAGTAACTAAATAGATATATGACAAAGAAACTTGAAGAATTGTTTGACATTGCGTCTCAGGAAGAAAACGAATTAAACGAACCTATTCCAGGTGTCGCTAAGGAAGTTACCCAAGAAGCACTTAGTAACCTCGAGAAAATCGAAACAGCATTGCCTACTGTACGAGGTTTAGAAGCATCTGACCATGAGTTAGATGATTTAGCTACCAAGGCATCAACAAGTTTTCAGGACCTTATGGACTTAGGTATGCAAGTTGATTCACGTTTCAGTGGAGATATTTTTAGTGTTGCTAGTAACATGTTAAACCATGCTATTACTGCAAAGACAGCAAAGTTAAACAAGAAATTAAAGATGATTGATCTTCAATTAAAGAAAGCAACACTAGATCAACGTCAAGCAAAACAAGATGAAAAAATAGATAATATTCCGCTAGGTGAGGTTGGACAATCACTTGATCGCAACGAATTACTGCGAGTATTATCTGGGAAAAACACGGAAGAATGATAAATATATTACACGGGAACAAAACATTATGAGAAGTCTTAAAAAATTTATCGCAGAAAGCGTTCATACTTATGATTACACAATCAAAGTAGCAGGAGACGTTGACAAGAACTTCCTAGAGTTGTTTAAATTCAACCTAGATAAGTTCTCACCTATTAAGATAGAAGGTCCAAAGTCAACTCCAATTCAAGCAGATCCATATGGATTTCCAAATTTAAGCAACGAACCCGTTCACATATTTAAATGTAAATTTGCTTATCCTTGTACTGAACCAATGGTACAACAGATGGGTCAACTACTCGGACACAATATCAATTACATCAGAATGGTTAATACTTCTTATGATGATAGTATTACTAGAGAATTAGAGCAATATGAAAATCAAGCAGATCCAGCATTAGGGCAACCTGAGTTAGAAGATAATGGAAAAGAAGCAAGTGAAGCATATGGTGATAAGTATTTAGATAGTATACACAAACATGCAGAAGAAAAGAACGTAGGTAAAGTAGGTTTACCTGATGATCAAAAGAACACAAAAGATTCATTTGATCCTTGGAAACCATGGACTGATGATAAAGTAAAAGGCGATAAGAGTCCAATGACTGATATCAAACGCGGTCCTAAACCAGCAACATCTGCGGGATTATAAAGGAAAATACAATGGATTTCAAAAACATATTAAATCAACTAGACGGCATCAACAAAGTAGATGTTAAGTCACCTAAAAGTAGACCTGTAAGCACCTCTAACGCTACTACACAGACATTAAATGAATCTGTTACTACAGAAGTCTCTACTGAATCAACTAAACCTTCACTAAAAGACGTATTTAATAGTCTTATGGAAGGCGATGTGACTATGGAGCCTGTCAAAGCAGGTGCAATGTCAATTAAATCAGGTGACAATGTAGTTGGTACAGCACATACTCCGGCAGCCGCCAACTCATTGAAACAATCGATTGATAAAGGTGAAATATCAATTGGCGATGATGAAATGAATGAAAGTGATGAAGATGAAAAGAAATCAGGCAAAAAAGGAATGTCAGCCAAGCAAAAGAAATTCTTTGGTAAAAAGAAAGAAGCAGTTGACGAAGCCAGATCACCAACTCAGATAATGAAAGACAAAGCAAAAGATGACAAAGACGCAAAACGTGATGACAAAGCAGAAAAAGCAGGCAAAGAAGTAGCCAAAGACGTTAAGTATGACAAGCGTAAGCATCCAAAGAAAGACGGTAAGGAAGTTACTAAAGACATAGAATATGATGAGTGGAAAGAAAAGAAAATGCCAAGCATTTCACGCATCAAAAAAATGTGTAAAGACGGATGTACTCAAGCAAAGATTTTAAAACTGCACCCTAAGTGCGATAAACAAAAGTTGAAAGATATGATTAAAAAATGTAAAACAAATTTAAAAGAAGGTGCAGACCACATTCTTAAAGCGGCTAAGCACATGGGTAAATCTCATGGCCTATGTAAAGGCGGATATGCATGTCCACATGATGCAGGTTCTGAAGGCGCAAGAGCATACCACGAAGGTTATAAAGAAGGTTTAGATGAATGCATGGGCATTCGCCAAGAGCCTATCGTAGGTATGGTAGACGAAGCACCAGGCACAGTAGCAACTATGGCATCATATGGTGCAGATGACCTTGAAGAAGCAGAAGTTGAAGAAGGTAATGCATTTTCAGGCGCACTTGCTAACACAGCAAAAGGCGAGAAGTTTGAAGTAGGTGGAAACACTTATACAAAGACTACTGAAGCAGACAAAAACATTGGTACTGATGACAAGTATGATTGGAACGCATCTACTGAAGGTGACAAAAAAGCAACATACGAAGATGCATGGGCATTTGAATCATTAGAAAAAGAATTAGAATCTCTTTTAAACGAAGGGGAAGCAAAAGTCGAAGAAGGTGTTAACATTTCAGTTCAGTCTGGAATGGAAGGACAAGAAGACAGAGTTAGTGTTAATGCTACAGATGCAGAAGCAGACAAATTAATCAAGTTCGTTAAAGACGTTGGCATGGGAAACTATGGCGACCCTGAAATGGAAGTTGTAACACCAGATGTTGCAGACGTATCATTCTATGGTTCAGAATCACCATCAGAAGAGCCTTCAGGTTCACATGATGACATGCTCAAGTTAATGGGTATCGTTGATATGGAAGATGATGCAGAAGCACCAGGAACTGTTGACATTGACATTGATGGCGATGACTATAAAGAAGAAAAAGAAGCATGTGAATCATGTGGCGACCAACACAACATGGAAGAAGGTTGTGGCGATATGGAAGAAGGCGCAAATATGGCCGCTCAGTACGGACCAGATGACGGATCACACAATTCATCTAACGATGAAAAAGGTAATGCGGCAGCCAATGCGGCACTAGCATCAAACGATGCTGACACTCCTCAACTTGTAAAAGAAAAAGAATCAGATGCAGAAGAAGACGACCATGCTGAAAGAGCAGGTAAAGAAGTTGCACATGATGCACATTATGACGGTCGTAGACATTCAGGCAGAGATGGAGAAGATGTCACTAAAGATTTAGAATATGATGACTACAAAGATAAGCATCACATGGAAGAAGATCAAGGCTATGATGACAAAGAAGATGAGTCATTAGGCATGAGAACTGGTAA